AGATGCAGCAACAGCAGTTCAGCCAGCAGGACATGATGGACAAGATGGCGTTTCAGCAGCGTGCGTTGCAAAACCCGATGATCGGCAAGTATGTCGATCGGGTTGAGCAGACGCTGATGCAGATGCGTGCAAAAGGCCAGACTGCCCCCCGCGAGTCGATTTTGAAATTCTTGGTCGGGGAAGATGTGCTTACCAAGGCTCCGGCGTCTATCGCCAAAGCCGCTAAAGCCGCTTCTAAGTCTACGTCCAAGCCGCTACGCGCCCGTGGTAATGCCGCCCCAGGTGCAGCGGATGAAGACGCAGATCTGGAAGAACGCCTCTCTCGGATCACCTTTTAAGGAATTTGCATCATGGCTACCAACAACGCCTCCAACTTTGCCGCAGACGTCGGCAAATACATTCAGAAAAAGACGCTGGAGCTGACCCAGCGCCAGATTGTTGTGTCTCAACTTGCGGAGCGAGTTGAACTGCCGAAAGGCATGGGCACAACCTACTATGCGTTCCGTTACGAGCGCGTTCCCCTGCCTTACACCACCTTGTCGGAAGGCGTGCCTTCCGCTGGCGAGACGATGACGATTACGCAAGTGACCGGCACCGTGGCGCAGTGGGGCGACCTGATCCGCATCACGGACGTTGCTGAGCTGACCATTAACCACCCGGTCTTTAAGAAGGCCGTGGAGCTGATCGGCTTGCAGGCGACGGAGACCATCGAGCGCAACACGTTCAACGCGATCATGGGCGGCACGCAGGTCAACTACGTTGGCGCTGTGGGCGCACGGGCTAGTCTGACGAACGCCTCTGTCCTGACTCCGCACGAGCTTAACCGTGCAATGGGCACGCTGTTCACCAACGGCGCACGGTATTACATGGGCGGCGGCGAGACGGACATCAAGATGAAGCCCGCCGCAAACCCCAAGGGCGTCACTGCCGCGACGGCTCCGCACTACGTAGCCGTCATTCACCCGCTGGTCGAGCAAGACTTGCGCGAGAACTCGACGGTTGTGACCGCATGGCAATACAGCGACGTTGGCAAGCTGTATAACAACGAGATCGGCCAGTGGTCTGGCGTGCGGTTTACCCGCTCCAACCTTGTCCCGGCGTGGACGGGCGCGGCAGCGGTCTCCGGAACGGCGGGCACTGCGGGGTCGCTGGCGACGGGCACTTACTACATTCAGGTCACGGCCTCGGACATCAACACCAACTATGAGAAGGTGATCTACCAGCCGTCCACGGGCATCAGCGTGACGGGGCCGACTGGGTCCATTAGCGTCACGGTGCCGAGCACGGCGGGCTACACCTACAACGTGTATGTTGGCACGTCGTCTCCCCCGTCGAACCTTGGCTTGTCTGCTGCCGGCCCGACGACTGGCCCGCTGTCTGGCAATGCGACGCAAATCGCCCCCGGCTCGACGGTCGTCATCACGGGCCTTGGCGTGTCGCAAACCGCGCCTGCGGCTCCCGCAAGCGGCGTGACGGTCTATCCTACCTTCATCTTTGGTAAGGAAGCGTTCGCGCAAGTCGAGCTTGACTCGCTCAAGACGTTCTACCTGACTGGCGCGGACAAGTTTGACCCGCAAAACCAAACCCGCGTGGTGTCTTGGAAGGTTTTCTACGGCACGATGATCATGAACAACCAGTTCTTCATGCGCATCGAGTCTGGATCGGCCTTCTCGCCCACCTTTGGCTAATGGTTAACCTGACGGGGCTAAGTGCCCCGTCAGTTTCTTTGGAGCAAGCATGAACGACAAACTTGAAGCACAAATCCGCGAAGCAGCGGCAGCCGTCAAGGCGAAAAAAGAGGACAAGCCGGTCGAAATTGAGTATGAAGAAGTGTTCATCGACCTTCCCCCGCATAGCAGCCATCTCTCGATTGATGGTCGGCATTTTCACCAAGGCGCGTCTTACAAGGTCACGAAGGCGCAGGCCGCGTCAATGCGTGATATCATGAGCCGCGCTTGGGCGCACGAGCAAGAAGTTCGCGGCCAGCGCAAGCCCTTCGACGCATATCGTCGTCAACGTGAATACAGCCTGAGAGGTTAATCTATGAGTGAAAAAAGCAGCGTTGGGTATGTCTATCAGTTTGCGGCAACTGTCGCAGACGGGATGAGCGTCACCTTCAACGGGAACTTTCCGATCGGTGTGTCTACTGAAGCGATCAACGCCGAGATCGACCGCTTCCGCGCCGTGGCCGAGCGGCAACGCGCCAAGAACGAAGTCAAGATGCTTGAGGCGATGCTGATCGAGAAAGAGTCGATGATCCGCAACGCTGAGCTGGATCTGAGCCAGTATCTCAAGAAGCACAAGGACGGCGACGACTTTTCTGACCGGCTCAAGGCGAAGATCGAGGAACTGTCGCTCGACTACAAGCGCGGTGTCAAACAGCTCGAAGAAACGCGGGCTAAGGCAGTCTAATGCTTACGGCGCAGCAGATCATTACTTACGCTTTGCAGATTGCAAAAGCGCCTGGTTACACCGTGCAGGCGGGTGATCTGCTCAACATGCGCCTTGCGACGCTGGCGCGCACCTATGACCTGGATGTGCTGCTCAAAACAGCCCAGTTCTCGGTGGCCGCTGGCGTTCAAACTTACACTCTCCCTACGGACTACGTTCGCGGGCACGAACTTTGGTATTACATTGGCGGCCTGCCGCAGCCGATGCGGCAGATTAGCCTGCCCGACTATGACCGGATCAACGTCGGCAACGTTGCAATGGCGTATCCGACGATGTGGGCAAGCAACCCGGCAGCCGGGACGCTGCACCTGTATCCCATGCCGAACAGCACGATCGCGTTCACGCTGCGGTATTGGAGCCAGCCATCAGATATTGCAAACCCCGCAACGTCCAGCGTTGTGCCGTGGTTTCCTGACAGCGACTACTTGCTCACGGCGCTGGCCGCAGACGTGATGCGCTTGACCGATGACACGCGCCAGCCTCAATACGCGGCGGAAGCACAAAACAAGCTGCAAGCGTTCCTGAAGATGCAAGGCGACCGCGAGAATCACGCCCGCACCGTCAAGCTCGGCAATTCGTTCGCAGGTGGATCGGGCCGACTGCCGCCGTCTAAAGTCACGGGGTTCTAGATGCTCCGCACCCCGGCAATCTACCAGTGGCGTCCGGTAGGTCTATCTGATGCGCGGGACGGCAAGCTGTCGTTCCCCGGCGCTTGCAAACTGCTGACGAACCTGATCCACGATCCGGTCAGCAACAATATGCTGGCCCCGCGTCCTGCCAGCACGAGCATCACAACGTTTAGCGGGTTTACATCCCCCGGCGTCGTGTCTGTCATGATCTCCGTTGGCACGCGCATCTTTGGCATGTTCGCCAGCGGGGCCACTCCCGGCTTTGACCGCCCGTTTTGCTACGACACGGCGACCAATGCGTTCTTGTTCATTAGCGGCATCACCAGTAGCAACGTGCCCGCAACGCAAGGCACGAGTGGCGCGTGGACGCCCCCTTGCATGGCTGTGGTGGGCAACTACATCGTCATCACGCATCCGGGCTATACGCTGTCCAGCGGCCCGATTGGGACGATTGACCTGACGACGCTGGCCTACAGCACTGGCAACATGATGAACGGCTCGACCGCCGTGCTGAGTTCTGTGCCAACGTCTGTTGCGCAGTTCTACGGGCGTGCGTGGTATGCAGTGGGAAACCAAGCCTACTTCAGCGACTCGCTTTTCCCGTTGCGGCAGACCAACGCGGGGCAAGTGTTGACGCTTGGCGCAAGCACCGAGCCGATCACCGTTTTTGTGCCGCAAGGTATCTCGACTGCAACGCAGGGCATTTTGTCTGCGCTGATCGCGTTCAAGGCAAACTCGATTTGGCAGATTACGGGCGACTGGAACTATGGCGGGTCAACGAGCGGCGGCAACCTTGCGCTGAATCAGATCACCGCCAGCGTTGGCTGTTCTGCCCCTCGCACGGCAGTCCCGACGCCCGCAGGCATCATGTTCATGGCGGTGGACGGCATCCGCACCATTCCGACGATGAGCATGGCCGTGACGGAGCCGAACCCTGACGTGGTGTATCCGTTCTTCAACTGCACACAGCCGACACGCGCTTGCGCGGCCTACAGTGCTGACACGTATCGCATTTCGCTTGACACGGTGACGACAACGGACGTGCTTGGGCGGTTTGAGTATTGGTTCCCGCTCAAAGTCGGCAAGTGGAGCGGGCCGCACACGTTTCCAGCCGACGTGATTACGCCGCTTGGTAACTCGTTCGTCATAGCGGTCAACAGCATCGGTGCGAACCTGTTTCAGAGCAACGCTTACACCACGGCGGGCGACTCCTTTACGGAAAACGGCACCCCGTTGACGATCAACATGACCAGCGCCCTGAT